GCCAACGCAGAGCTTTCGATCCTCGGCTGGGCGCCCCGCGAGATGGAGGCCCCCCAACAGCGCAAGTGGATCCGCGAGAGCGTGCTGGCCGTCCTCAGTGTGCCCCCGGTCCGCATCGGCGCCGATGGAGCCAACACCTGGGCGACCAGCGACACGCAGATGACGGCGTACTGGACGCAGCTCCAGGGCCGCGTGGCGGAGTTTGACGAGGCCCTGACCGCGCTCGCCCGCAGCGTCGACCGCGACGACGCGATCACCGTCGAGCATGACTTCAGCGGCGTCCCCGCCCTGCAGGGCGCGATGAAGGCCACGCTTGACCGGATCACCATGCACATCGGCAACGGCATGGACCCGGCGACCGCCTACGCCTACGAGGGCTGGGATGACCTGCCTCCCGGGGCCTTCACCTTCGCCCCGGCCGCGCAGGCCCCGACCCCCGGCGCGCCGCCCCCGCCCCCGCCCCCGGTCAACGATTCGCCAGACGATGACAGCGACGACCCCGAGGACATGCCCGACGTCTCCGACGCGCTCGAAGACGTCCCCGGCATGATCGCCGACCTCGACGACGCGCTTGCGGTCCTGCAGGACCCCGACGCTACCGATGAGGCCCGCGCCGAAGCCCTCGCCAGCCTGTCGAGCCTGCGGGATGACCTCGCCGCCCTGACCGGGGAGGAGTGAGTGCCCCGCCTCACCGACGCCGAGCGCAAGCCGACCCGAGCGATGGCCGCCGCGGCCCGCAAGGGGCTCCGCCTGCGCGCCGAGCACGGACGGGGCGGCACAGCGGTCGGCGTCGCGCGCGCCCGCGACCTGCAGAACCGGGTCACCCTGTCCGAAGACACGATCCTGCGGATGCACTCGTACTTCTCGCGCCACGCCGTCGACGCGCAGGCGCCCGGATGGGAGAGCGAGACCGAGCCGTCCGCCGGCTGGATCGCATGGCTCCTCTGGGGTGGCGATGCCGGCAGGGACTGGGCCCGCGTCCGCCGAGACAAGCTCAAGGCGCCGAAGCGCCGCACCCTCCGCCTCCGCCGGGGCATCGTCACTCGCGCCGCGCGCCGCTCCCGCTCCCCGTCTGCCCGTCAGGCACAGCGCCTCTTCCGGTCGGCCCTGCGGTCATCCGAGGCTGTCATGGCGCGGGCGTGGTCGCGGGCCCTCACCGCCCAGCGGGACCGGATCATCGCCCGCCTCGCCGACCTCGATGCGGCCCGGGGTGTCCAATCTCGCATGCTGCCGCTGACCCCCGGCGCCCCGAGAGTCCAGCGCGTCATCCTGATCGATGACGTGATCGGCCTCTTCACCGCGGCGCGTGAGGCCCTGATCATCGCCGAGGCAGTGACCGGCATCGTCGAGAGCGTCGTCCAGATCGGATGGGGTCTGTTCAAGGACTGGCTCGGGGGCATCACCTATGACCCGACCCTCTCGCCCTCGCAGAAGCTGCTTGCAGAGCAGGTGACCCGCGTCAGCGAGACCACCAAGCGCCAGATCGAGGCGGAGGTCTATGCAGGCATCCAAGCCGGCGAGTCCCTGTCGCAGATCCAAGAGCGCATCCGGTCGTCGCAGGCGTTCAGCCCGGCGCGGGCTCTAACCATCGCCCGCACCGAGGCCGCCCGCGCCCTGAACGCCGGCAGTCTGCTTGCGTACAACGACGCAGCCAACATCGGCGTCGACGTGCAGATCGAATGGCTGCGCGCGCCACGGGTCTTGGAACCTGACCGCTCCCATCGCCGCTGTCACGGTCAAAAAGTTGCACCCGGGGGTATGTTTGTGATACCGTCCGGCGAAGACGTGGGCGCCAGTGCCCCAGCCCCCGGCGGGTTCAATATTGCAAGGCAGGACATCAACTGCCGGTGTAGCACCCGCCCTGTGATCGAGGACTGACCATGACCATCCCGACCATCGTCGCCCCCGTCTGCGCCACACCCGAGGCTGTGACCCGCGACTATGCGGGCCGCAAAGCCGCCGGCGCGCTGCTCCCTGGTGAGACCCCGCCCGCCGCGGTCTATCGGGCGCTGCTCGGCATGGAGGCCGACGAAGAGGGCGAGGGCAAGCCGCAGCGCGAGCCCGGCCGATACCCCTTCGTGATGTCGGTCGGCACCCCGGACGGCGCCGACGACGTGGTTGAGCAGACATGGAAGCTCGATAGGTTCGCCGCGAACCCCGTCGCGTTCTTCAACCACAGATCGTGGGGCCTGCCCATCGGCCGCTGGGAGCGCGTGCGCGTCGAGGGCGGGGTGCTCAAGGGTGATTTCGTGCCCACCGATGCGAGCGACGAAGGCCGCACCATCCGGGCCATGCTCGACGAAAAGACGCTGCGGGCCGCCTCTGTCGGCTTCATCCCCGGCAAGGCCACCGACCGCAGCAAGTACCCGACTGACCATCCCTTGTATGCCGAACGCGGGTACGTCTTCAGCGAGAACAACCTGCTGGAGTGCAGCATCGTCGGCGTGCCGATGCACCCCGACGCGACGATGGAGGGCACCGCCCCTGCCACCGCGCCTGGGCCCGTCGCCGAGAGCAAGGCCGCCCCGCCGCCCGATGACGGCCCGGACTTCGACTTCAACGCCGTCGAGCGCGCCTTCTCCGCAGCGTTCACCATCAAGGTTTCCTGACTCCATCCGCGCCGGGCGGCTCCACCCGGTCATCACCCCCAAGGAGGCCACGATGGCCGACGTTCAGACCGCCGAGCAGCGCCTCGGTCAGACCCTCGCCGAGTGCGTCGTTGAGGTCAAGAGCCTCAAGGCAAACAGCGAGAAGTCGCAAGCCGACATCAACAACACCATCGAGAAGATGAGCGAGCAGATCAACAAGCTCGACCGTGATCTCGCCAGTGCCAAGGCCGCCGCGATCGCTGCGCCGGTCATCACCGGTGGAGATCTCGTCGTGCGCTTCGGCCGTGGCGCCGAGTTCCGCGGCTTCGGCCGGGTCCGTGAGGTCGCCGCCGGCTCCAGCCGCGTCAAGGTCTTCGAGGACGGGTTCTTCACCTGCGCCGAGACGCTGAACGAGGACCACGCCAAGGCCAAGGCGGCCTTCGAGCTGGCCAACGCCCGCGCCGCCGCTGTCCGCGGCTACAGCCTCCGCGAGACCGAGAGCGGCATCCTCGTTGTCAACCGGGCGCAGGTCAACCGGGCGCTCACCGAGATCGCCCCCGACCTCGTCGGCTACATGGCCGTCCTCGCCCACCGCTGCGGCCTCGCCGACAGCCCCGATCAGGTCATCGAGCGCGTCTTCGGTGTGTCGAGCGGCAACGGCGCCGACTTCATCCCCGCCGAGGTGCTCTTCCCCGAGATGACCCGCATCGCCGGCGCCGCGATGTCGGACGGCCTGCCCGGTCTGTTTGCCCAGCGCAACCTGACCGCGAAGAACCCGTACATGATGATCACGTCGGCGCTGCCCCGCCCCTACAACAAGGGCGCCGCCACCCCGTCGTCGGTCTCCGAGATCCTGCTCAGCAACAGCACCACGGGCAAGGTCCCGATGACCGTCAAGGGCTTGGCCTGCGGCGTGCGCATCGATCGCGACTTCGAGGACGACTCGGTCCTCTCCGCGATGGTTGAGGTCCGCACCGACCTCGCCCGCTCGATGGCCCTCGGTCTCGCCGACGGCCTCATCAACGGCGACACCAACGCCACCCATCAGGACACCGCGCTCGCCGCGTGGAACCCCGAGGGTGTCTTCGCGTTGTCCGGCGCCGGCGGCAGCCTCGACCACCGGAAGATGTTCTTGGGCCTGCGCGCCACTGCGTTCGACCTGAGCAACACCATCAACGTCGGCGGTGACCCCACCTTCGCCACGATCCAGGCGATGCAGGGCTCCTTCAACGGCGGCCGGGGCTACAACCCCAGCCGCTGCCTGATCGTGACCGACTTCGCGACCATCGTGAACAAGCTGAGCACGATCAGCGAGGTCACCACGATGGAGAAGTACGGCAACCTCGCGACCGCGGTCACCGGCGAGCTGGCCAAGATCGGCGGCAAGCCGATCATCCGCAGCCCGTTCATGGGCCGCCACGGCACCAACACCGGCAGCTTCACCTCCGCCGGCCTCTACACCACCGGCGGGACCTACAACAAGGCCGCGATGCTCATGGTCGACGCTGACGCCTACGTGGTCGGCACCCGCAAGGGCGTCACCATCGAGAGCGCGGCCGAGGTCGGCACCGACACCAACCTCGTGATCGCGACGCAGCGCGTGGCCTTCCAGAGCCCGGACTACGCGAGCGCCCCGACCAGCGGGTCGACCAAGAACGTCTGCCTCGCGTTCAACATCAACGTCTGACCCCAACCCTGCCGGTGGGGCGCTCACCCGCCCCGCCGGCAGCCGGTGCGCCCTCTCTCCCCCTCTGAGGTGACCCCATGTCCGCCCCCGCCTACCATCAGATCGACATCAAGATCGGCACCGCTGCTGCCGGCGCGAACGAAGTCGCCCGCTACGTCAACAACACCCGGCCGACCAAGCTCTTCACCGAGTCGGTGTGCTTCGTCCCCGATACCGCTGTCACCGCGGCCGATGCCAACAGCGGCACCATCACCGTCAAGATCGGGGCGACCACGATCTCGACCCTGACCACCAACC